TGGTATCTGGGATAAAAAAGAGAACCGTGTTATTAAGCGTATGGATTTTGAACTCATTAAACAACTGGCAAAAGCCTTTGGGGTTTGGTGGAAGAGCGGTAAGCGCATAGAGGTCGCTATGCATGGTGAGCCGACGCTACATCACAATTTGCATGAGACTATTGCCCTGTTCAGGGAAAACAATCCACTTGCACAGTTACAAGTGACGACGAACGGGTTAATCATAAGTAGAGAGGGACCTGCGTATGTTAGGGGGCTTTTTGATGCCGGTCTCAATTTTCTATTGGTTGATACCTATAAGAAGAAAGAACAAATTGTCAATGTTCTACGATCAAGTGGCCAGGCACTTGAGGGCTTTTATGATAAAGGTTCTCACAATCCGTATTATTATCACGGCCCCGCAGAAAAAGTCATTATTTTAATAGACGACCTTGGTGTTATGAGTGGCAAGAAGCGCCAGAGGGTTATTTTAAATCATGCTGGTAATTGCAATCCAGATAATCTGTTGGCGTTAGGTGTGAAGCAGAAGAGGCTGCCGTTGATTAAAAAGTGTTCCAGACCGTTCAGGGAAATAACCGTGCACCACGATGGCACCGTGCCACTTTGTTGTATAGATTGGAAGCATGAGTTTATTATTGGTAAGTTTCCGGAGCAATCTTTTCCTGATATGTGGAAAAGCCGGATTATGAATACCATGAGGAACTTTCTATTCCAGCGTCAGCGCAATTTCAGGCCGTGTTACAAGTGTGATTATGATGGCGGTTTCCGCCTGGGACTTTTGAAGTGGGAACCGACTAAAATAACCGACGATGATGTTCAATTTGTGCTGTCGCATTTACAAGAGATGAAAAGATATGAGCATCAGAATGCCGCTAACGAGCCCTTCCTTTACCAGGGCAAGGGTATAACGGATTATTTCTAAATGGATTTTTGCCACCTGCACGTCCACACTGAGCACAGCTTGCTCGACGGCTACGGCACCTCAGGCCAATACGCTTCCAGGGCCGTGGAGCTGGGCCAGGCGTACCTGGCCTGTACCGACCACGGCAACGTCGACGGCCTGATCAAGCACCAGAGGGCCTGCGAGAGGCACGGCGTCACCCCGGTCCTGGGCTGTGAGCTCTACATCGTGCCCGACCTCAGGAAAAAGCCGCCCAAAGAGAAGCGCTGGCACATCAACGCCCTGGTGACAAGTGATACCGGCCTTGAGAACTTGTTCATGATGCTGTCCGTGGCCAACCTAGAGGGCTTCCACTATCGGCCCCGGATAGACCCGGCCCTGCTCCGGGAACACCGGGAGGGCCTGGTGTTCCTGTCGGCCTGCGTCAGCTCGTTCGTGTTCATGCCGGGCGGCCTCGACCTCATGCTGGAGCTGGCCGGGACGAACACCGTGTGCCTCGAGGTGATGCCGCACCACCCACAAATCCAGAAGGACACCAACCTCAAGAAGTGGGGGCTGGCCCAGGACCATGGCCTGCCGCTGGTGGCCACGGCCGACTGCCACTATCCGTTGGCCCACCAACAGAAGACCCAGGACGTCCTCCTGGCCATCCAGCGCAAGAAGAAGTGGACCGACGAGGACAGGTTTTCCATGGCCGAGTGGCCCTTGTGGATGAAGTCAGCCGACGAGATGGCCCAGGCCTTCACCGAGCAGGGGGTGTTGCCGGAGGAGGTCTGGCGGCAGGCCATGGCCAACACCGTGGAGGTGGCCCGCCTGTGCAACGGCTACACCATCGGCAGGCGGCCGGTGTCTCTGCCCCAGGTCCACGGCCACGAGGGCCGGGACGAGACCGAGCTGCTCTGGGAGTTGGTGAAGAAGGGTTTCGGTGAGAGGATTGACCGGGGTGTTGATCCAGGGCCGTATCACCACAGGCTTGAGGAGGAGATGGACATCATTTGCCGCCAGGGCTTCCAGCGTTATTTTCTGATCGTCTGGGAGCTCATCGACTGGTGCCGGGGGCAGGGCATACTCACAGGCCCCGGCCGTGGTTCGGTCGGTGGCAGCCTGGTGGCCTACTGCCTTGGAATCACAGACGTGGACCCCATAAGGTACGGTCTCCTGTTTTCCCGGTTCATCTCGCCCGAACGCATCGACTTCCCAGACATCGACATGGATTTCGAGGACGAGCGGCGTGCGGAAGTCAGGCAGCACCTGGCCGATTGCTATGGCGAGCACCACGTGGCTGGGATATCCACGTTCATGACCATGAAGGGCAAAGGGGCATTGCGGGATGTCTGCCGGGTGTTCGGCGTCAATCAGAAGGATGTCGATGCCGCTGCCCAGGAAGTTCCGAATATTCATGAGGGAGCGCCCGGCTTTGGGCATGCCATTGAGGACTCCATCAGGGAGTCGCACGACCTCAGGATGTTCGAAGCCAAGTACCCGGAGGTCGTCGGCCTGGCCATCGAGCTCGAGGGCCAGGTGCGGGGTGCCGGGCAGCACGCCGCGGGCGTGTGCATCTCGGCCGCCGACCTGCGCCATGGTCACAGTTGCAACCTGGCCATGAGGGACAAGGTGCTGGTGGCCAACTGGGATAAGAACGATGCCGAGTACATGGGCCTGATGAAGCTCGACGTCCTTGGTCTGTCGTCGCTGACGCTGCTTAACTACGCCAGGAAACTGATTTTTGAATCCACCGGGCAGCGCCTTGAGTTCGACAAGATCCCGCTCGACGACCAAAGGGTCTTCGCGGAGATGAGCCAGGGGCACTCCGTCGGGGTGTTCCAGATGGGCACCGGCCTGATGATCAAGCTGGCGAAGGAGATGGGCGTCGCGGAGTTCAACGACATTGTCCTCCTCAACGCCTTGGGGCGGCCGGGGCCGCTCGGGGCCGGGATGACCAAGGAGTTCATCGCCAGGAAGAGGGGCCTCAGCCTGGTCGTTCACATCCATCCAAGAATCGAGCCTTACACCAGGGAGACCCTCGGTATCGTCATTTACCAGGAACAAGTCATGCAGGCCATGAACCAGCTGGCCGGGTTGGATTGGGGGGCTTGTGACAAGGTACGTAAGGTCATGGGAAAATCCAGGGGCACCGCTGAGTTCCAGCAGTTTAAAGACCAGTTCGTTCAAGGTTGCCTTGCCACTGGCACCCTCAGTTCGCAGGAAGCCGCCCATGTCTGGGACACGTTCGCCTCGTTCGGCTCGTACGGCTTCAACAAGGCCCACGCGGTGGAGTATTCGTTGATCGGTTATTGGACGGCGTGGCTCAAGTTCAATTACACGAAGGAATTCATGGCCGCGTTGTTGACCCACGGCGGGGAGGCCCACAAGAAGGAGTATGTCAACGAGGCCAGGCGGCTTGGCTTGTTTATAGAACTGCCAGTGATTGGCAGGTCGTTGGCCGACGAATGGATTCCGGGTGAGGGGCACAACCTGCTCGCGCCGTTCACGGAGATAAAGGGGATCGGGGCCACCCAGGCCGATAAGATAGTCAATGGTGGGGTGGTTTTACCAAAGGCAAACAGCTCAGAAGAGAAGGGCTTTTTCTGGCCTGATAAGGCCGCCTACGGCAACCTTCCAGTGAACCCTGGCAATCCTGGTGGGCAAATTTCTGGCATTCTTGAGAGGGTTGGGGCCAATGGCAGGAAATTAACTGCGAATGAGGTTAATGAAGCCCAACAGTATTTTTCGTTCAGTATTGTTGACAAGGATAATCGGTTTAAAAGGCTCTACGAACTGGAGCCAAACAGAAAGTGGTCAGACATCTCTGAAGATGGCTTGTTAAGATGCGAACTTTCTGCCGTCGACCTTATTAGAAAAGGGCGCTTTTTGCATAAGGTTGTGAAGTGTGAGGCCTGTGGGCTGTGGTCCGAGTGCAAGGCTCCGGTGGAACCTTCCATTGGCCGTTACAACCTGATGATCGTGGGCGAAGCACCCGGTGAAAAAGAAAATGAGCTTGGATTTGGCTTTGCTGGCCCGGCCGGTAACAAGATGTTATGGCCGGAGCTGAAAAAATATGGCCTGGGGCCATTGATGTTCCATATCACTAATGTGGTGAAGTGTTGGCCAAGCAAGACAAAGACTCCGACGAAAAAACATATTGCCGCCTGTTCGAGGCATATTGACCGCGAGCTTATGGGGTTGAAGCCTATTGTGGTCCTGGCTCTTGGTAACACCGCCGTCCAGTTTTTCACTGGAAGGCAGGGCGGCATAAGTGGCTTTTCTGGCACGACTGAATGGTCAGATAAGTATGGCTGCTGGATTTGTTGGGGTATGCACCCTGCTGCCGTTTTGCGTTCCCCCGCCAACCGTGCGGACTTTGAGAGGGGCATAGAAAATTTCGCTGCCGTTCTCAGGCGTATAGGTGGGCACCCTAAAAATCCCCGAAATACATTGCCGGGCAAGTGTCCGTATGGCGGCAAGTGGGCCGTGGACAATAACAATTATGCCGAATGTGAACAGTGTCTTTCTTGGGGAGCTTGTGCGGAGGCTGCTTCCCGTGTTGATTGGAAATAAATTTTTTAGGGTGTTTTCAGCTGGCTATAATATAGGTGAGGAGGACAGCCTTGGATTTTGTGATATGGAAGGTGCGAAGGTATTTCAGCGAGGAGGGTGGGTTGTTTTCGTTCTCGCTCCGCTCCAACATGGCCTCGGTCCCGGTCGTCCTGGACCAGGACCAGTTCCAGAGCCTGTTCCCAGGCTTCGACGCCTCCATCGTGCCGGAGGCACCCGGAAGGATGACCGTCGCCATCGACATCAGGAAGGTGCCGTGATGCCGCACACTATCAAGACCTTGGTCTACGAGAAGTTTCACGGAGAGAGCGGGCTGGGCAGGGCCTGGTGCTTCGAGTTCGAGGCGGGCCTGCCGGTCGTGTTCCTGCCCAAGAGCCAGGTGGAGGACATAAGGGAAACCACTAATGAAGTTGACATTCCCCTGTGGCTGGTGGATGCCAAGGGCTTGGAGGATTACGTGAAATGACAGACAAAAAATACCCAGAACCTGATTATGATTTCCAGGGCGATCTGGCCATCGACAAGCACGCCCTGGACGATGAGCTGGTGGCCCAGGCCAGGAAGATGATGCGGTACAGCATGGCCCACGCCCAGGCCCAGCTCGACAGGGACCGGGCCAAGCAGCGCCGGGACCTGGTCGAGGCTGAGTTGGACAAGAAGGCCAGGCAGGAGCACGAGGCCCTGGGCCTGCCGTCATCCTCGAGGTCGAGCGGCCCCACCGAGGCCACGGTCCTGAACTGGATCCGCTCGCAGCCGAAGTACAAGAAGGCCCAGGAGGAACGGCTCGAGGCCGAGTACAAGGTGAACGTGCTGTTCGGGGCGGTGATGGCCATGAATGCCCGCAGGCAGCTGCTGGAGGACCTCGTGCGCCTCTACCTGTCCAGCTACTGGTCGACGCCCCGGCAGCAGCCGGGCGGCCAGTTGGGCAGTCAGTCGGACACCGAGGAGGCCATCCTGAGGGCGGCCGAGGGCTATCCATCCGTGGAGCAGCCAGAGCAAAAGCCAAGGCCTACGCCTACGCCCATCCGGCCCACGCCCTCCCCGGCTCCGGCGGCCCCGAAGCCCGTCCCGAAGGGGGAAGGGAGGTGAGAGATGTGGGACCAGATAGTCAGGCCACTGGCCTGGCTGGCGGCCATAATCGCGGGCCTGATGTGCTGGTGGATCATATTGAGGCTGGCCTTCAGGGCCTACTACAAGAGCAGGGCTGAATATCTTGAGCAACAAAGGAGGAATGGCAATGCCGACACCGATCAATCCTAACCAACCGCCCGGCCAACCCGGCCAAGGGCAGTACGACTACTCGGCCTACACCGGGGACGCGGCCCAGACCGTGGCCCAGGAATCCTACCGCATCAAGGACGGCGGGGGCGGGGCCGACATCTTCATCCCGGAAATCGTTGGCGACTTTCCACGTTTTGGGCCGAGCGCCCCGCAGCAAGGGTCCAGGTCTTACTTGTTCGATATCGTCATGGCCCCGGCCGGGTTCAAGCACCCCGTGGTGGTGAAGGGCAAGATACCGCCCGACGCCATGGTGCACATCTTCTGGGTTTACATCCACAAAGGGCTCGGTCAAGGCTGGTGGGTCTGCCCGTCCCGCACCTATGGCAAGCGGTGCCCGGCCTGCGAGGTCAGGACCAAGATCATGTCCCGCGTCGATTACCAGGACGAAGCAGTGAAGAAGCTCCGGGAGCCATACGACACTGGCCAGCACGCCACTGGCGTGTACGACGTGATTGTCCACAATGACCCTAGGAACATCACCTGGCAAGAGCCGGTGATGTACTGGCAGATCAGTAACTATTTCATGGAATCAATCCTCCAGGGCAAGGCCAAATCCGACGGCATGATGGAAGGCACCGGCTACATCAACTACTACTACCCGACCGCCGGGCCGCAGGGCGGCCGCCACATCAAGTTCGACTGCTGGAAGAAGGGCCAGTACGATGATTTCGGCGGGCACACCTTCTTCCCCCGCCAGGCCCCGGTGCCGCCGCACGTCCTGGCGCAGGCCAGGTGCCTGAGCGACTTCGTCTACATCGGCCAGGCCAACCGCGACCGGGTGCTGGCCGGGCAGGAAGGCCCCCCGACCCAGGAGGAGTGGGACGCCTATTACGACGAGCTGAAGGCCGTGGTGGACGTCGTGGTCGAGGGCCAGCAGCAGGCTCCGGCACCGGGCCAGCCCACCGGCGAGGGATATGCCGTCGGTTATGGCGGCCCAGCCGCCCCGGCCCAGCCGCCCCACGGCACCATGGGGTACGGCCAACCGGCCCAACAACAGGTGTTCGGTTCGCCGGGGCCGCAGCTGCCGTACCAGGAGTGCGCTCCGTTGGGCAGCCAGTACGGCGGCTTCGGCGAGTGCGCCACCTGCACCATCCGGGTCGAGTGCGGCCAGGCGGCCCCGCCGCCCGCGCAGGACTTCTCGCCGCCGCCCTCGCAACCAGAACCACAGCCCGCGGCCCCGGCCCCGGCGCAGCCGCAGCCTATGCCGCAGCCCGGACCGCAGCCCGCGGCTCCGGCCCCGGCGCAACCCAAGCCTATGGCACCCATGCCGCGGAGGCCGAGCCAGTGACGAACACGGGGCCTCCGACCGGCCCGCCGCCGCCTACGGGGTTTTGCCTCCCCTTTTTTCCTCCCCAGGGCGGCGGGCCGGTGCGGCCCCTCCATTATTTTGCCGTTTTAAGGCCGTGTAAGCCGTTTTAAGGGGGGTTTCATTTTGGGCAAGGGTAAGCCGTTGGATGAGCAGATTAAGGACGTCGCTTCGTCTCCTCCGCAACAATACGACGACGAGCCGCCCGTCGACTGGGGCAAGCCGACCCTGAGCACCGGGAGCACCCTGCTCGACCTGGCCATATCGGGCGGCATGACCCGCTACGGCGGGCTGCCTGGCGGCAAGTTCGTCGAGATATTCGGCGAGTCTGGCTGGGGCAAGACCACCATCGCGGGCGAGATAGCGGGAAGCGGCCAGAGGGGCGGAGGCGACGTCGTGTTCGACGACTTCGAGCACCGCCTCGAACCGGCCTACTGCAAGAAGATGGGCGTGAGGTACGACCCGGAGAAGTTCCTGTACCCGGAGAGCGTCACCGACCTGGAGTGGTCGATCATCGGCCCCATCGTCGCCACCGGCAGCGGCAGGTTCCGGAAGGAAGAGAGGGATTTCAGCAAGGCGTGGGCACCGGACCCGGCGCGCATCAACGTCCGTTGCGTCGATTCGCTGGCCGCGGCCTGCTCCAGGATGGAGGCGGCCCAGGGCGACAAGATGGGCATGAAGAGGGCCAAGGATTTCCATCAGATGTTCCGTCTCATCAAGGGCCACTTGCTCCGGCACAACATCCTGCTGGTGGCCACTAACCAGGTCACCCAGAGCGGCACCACGGGCGGTAATGCTATCATATTCTATTCATCGGTCCGCATAGAGCTCAGGCCGAAGGGCGGGGTCAGGCATGGCGACTCGTTCGTCGGCAAGCGGGCTGAGGCCTTCATTCTGAAGAACTCCATCGACATCGAGTGGCGCACCGCCCCGGTGTTCATCACGTTCGGCTACGGCCTCGACGACGTCAGGGCCAACCTGGTATGGCTCAAGGAGAACGGGGCCATGGAGGAGCACCCCACCGACCCGAAGAAGAAGGCCGGGTACGTGTTGGGGGACAAGAACTTCGTGGGCATCGAGCAGGCCATCCAATACGTCGAGAGGGAGGGCCTTGAGGACGCCGTCCGGGAGGCCACGGTGGACCTCTGGCACGAGCTGGAGGCCAAGGCCAGGCCTCCCAGGAAACCGAAGGCGAGGTAGGCGTGGGGGTTTATATCGGTTTTGGATTTCGCCGCCTGTTTGGGCCTTAGAAACGGTTTCAGGGCGTATTTAACAGCACGGCAAGGGGGAGATATGCAACCGGAGGCAATTCACATAGGCATCGACCCCGGCAAGGACGGGGCGGTCGCCTTCTTGTTCGAGGACGGGGCCGAGGTGTTCGACTTCGAGGACGGCGAGGCCCTGATCAGGCTGAGGGCGCACGCCGCCGCCAGGGCCGACGGCCTCGTCCTGATCCAAGCCTGCATCGAGAAGGTCAGCGCCATGCCGAAGCAGGGCGTCTCCACCACCTTCAAGTTCGGGACGAACTTCGGGCAGTGGATAGGCCGCCTGGAGGCCCTGGGCGTGCCGTTCGACTTCGTCACGCCGCAGAAGTGGAAGCGGGCCGTGTTCGATAGCATGCCGAAGGGCGACGCCAAGGCTATGGCCCTGGACCGGGCCAGGCGGATGTTCCCGGAGCTGGGCGACAGGCTGAAGCGCAAGAGGGACCACGGCCGGGCCGAGGCGCTGCTGATCGCGGCCTACGCCAGGAAGGCGGGCCGGTGAACGCCAACTGCCCCACCCCGGCCGACTGCTGCGTTTGGGCCTTGGCCACCGTCGCCAACCCGCAAAGGGCGGCCTACCTCATGGCGGCCCGGAGGCTGGTCGGCCTGGTGGCCGAGATACCGGCCCGGAGCCTGCTGCCGATGCTGGACGGCCTGCTCGACCCCGACCCGGTGAGGCCGGTCAGGAAATACAACCCGAAAAACAAATACAAGCCGGACGCGATGTTCGTTGACGATGAGGAGGACAATGCCACCCAAGACTAAAAAGGAGCGGCCCACGCACCTCAAGGGCGACGTGCTGCGCCGCCACAAGAAGGACATCGAGCTCACCGCCTGCGGCCTGGTGCTGGACGGCAAGGGCATGAAGGCGACCGACGACCCCGGACACTGCACCTGCGGCGGCTGCAAGAACACCTCGTACTACAGGGTGCTGATGGAGGGGGCCGACGACACCGCGTGACAAGGAGAGGAGATAGCGCGTGCTCCGCACGATAGAACTGGAGAACTTCCAGAATCACAGGGCCACTAAACTGGACCTCAGCCCCGGCGTCAACGTCATAGTGGGGCCGAGCCGGGGCGGCAAGACCGCCGTCCTCCGCGCCCTGCGTTGGCTGGTGGAGAACAGGCCGTCGGGCGACGAGTTCCGCAGGCACGGGGCCGAAGGCGAGAAGACGTCGGTGGCCGTCGAGACGTCGGAGGGCCACTTCGTATGGCGCTCCAGGGGGCCGACCGCCAACCACTACTGCCTCGACCAGGAGACGTTCACCGGCTTCGGGCAGGACGTCCCGGCCCCGGTGGCCGAGGCCCTGAACCTGGGCGACCTGAACGTGCAGCACCAGTTCGACACGCCGTTC